CTGTGAGCTCATAGTTCATGTCGTCCTGAACTCGGGTTGCAGCGTCTTTCTTTTCCTGAGTTTCTTTGCCAATGATCTGGGTCTTGACTGGCCCAGCCGCTGGGAATGTGCTCATCATGATCTCAGCTTGGAACTTAACCAGAGCTTCGGAGAGTAGGGGGTGATAAACACCGCAAGCTCCGATCCATGGGTCAGCTCTTTCTTCTATCTTCATGCCTAGAAGTTCTAGACCATCGACGTAGGTCTGCATCCAGTCTTTTCTGGAGGAGACGTCGTCTTCAAAATCAGAGATTAAGTCTTGGACAATGTTGGCTACAACATCATCTGGAAGAGTCTCGGCAAGGTTTTCGTCAAAGTCCTCTATTTCGTCGCTTCCTCCTAGAGTAATCTGCATGTCCCCTATGGTGACATTAAGTTCTTCGGGGTCAACAACTTCAATCTCAATATCAGGCTCGCCTGTATCTAGAGATTCCAAACCTTCCGGCGCTTCGTATAGACTTTTTTCAATCATGATCGTCCTTAGTAATATGCCATCTTGCGCCTGAATCTGAGAGGCTCATCATCCTCATCACTATTCAAACGTAAAAACCCACCCTTCCTGAATCTGATAAGGGCCTGTGTAGTAGAGTCAACTAAGTCGTCGTGGTCTGAGTTTGGAAATGCTGCCATCTCTTCTATCAGCTCATCCGCCCATCTTGTTCCGGGCGCCCACACTTTACCGCTTGCAAACAAATCAGATACAGAATTGATCCTCACCATCTTATCATTCCCCCTGCTTGGAGTAAATTCAGATACTGGGATTCCCATAGCCCTCAACTCAAAAATCAAAGGCGCTCCTGAAGCTTTTGCCTCAACGATGAAAGCATCTGGCTCCCACTCCTTATAGTGGTTGAACGCTTTTTCCTTTAGCTCAGGAAACTCCATCCTCTTTTTAAAAGCGTCAAGCAAGATCACATTAGGATCATTGGGGTTCTCGTCTTTATAGAAAACGCCCCAAGTCGTGCAAGCTGAGTAGTCACTTCTCTCTGATTTAGTAAACGCCGTGTCCCAGCTCTGGATGATGAACTCGCATACGGGAGGACGGTCTGGCTCCCATATCTTCCACCAGTCCCTTTTAACAATCGCACCCTCTTCAGATGTTGGGCTCTGTTGGTACTGGGCGTTCCATTTACCTGCAGGCAGTTCTGACTGGAGAGACAGTAGTTCTTCGAGTGACCAGAACTCTGGCCAGAGAGGGTTCCCACTCGGTAGGATGGCGGGGAAGTCTATTACCTCCCAGTCGTCGTTTCCTTCTTTATCAATAGAAGATTGGATGATGCGGCCGGTCAGGTCTTTCTTTGACCAGCGCGTCATAACTACGACGATGGAGCCTCCGGGTTGGAGACGTTGGCGAGGGCCTGACGTATACCACTCATAGACCTTATCGAAAATCTCTGGACTTGTAGCGGCTAACGCGGCTTCTTGTTCTGAGTGCGGGTCATCAATAATAAGGAGATCCGCTCCTTTACCAGTAACGGTACCCCCAACACCAATAGCAAAATACTCGCCACCAGCATTAGTAGCCCATCGACCAGCAGCCTTACTATCAGACCTAAGATTGACATTTGGGAAGATTTTTGCATATTGCTCCGAATCTACTAAGTTCCTGACCTTACGACCAAACCCCACTGCGAGTTCCGCTGTATTAGAAGTCTGGATGATCTTCTTATTAGGGTACTTTCCCAAGAACCACGCGGGCAAAAGGAAGGACGCAAACTCTGACTTCGTGTGCCGAGGAGGCATATTAATGATCAGGCGCTTTATTTTCCCCTCTGCGATCTCTTGGAACTTTTTTGCCATGACCTTGTGGTGGCGTCCGTCTATGAACCCCGGCCACATCTCTTTGACAAACTTATTGAAGTCAACCTGAGCTTTCTCTCTCTTTAGGGAAGACTCGTACTCCGCCAAAGACTCAAAGAAAGCCTCTTGCTCATTGATGGGCAGTTTAGAGATCTTCTCCGTAATCGCGTCAATATTCATTTGCCGCACGGCCCGAGAGCCTCTAAGTATTCTTCGTCTGTGGGCATGACGACTACTTCGCTCTGGGTTTCAATCCAAACATGCGCTCCACAGGACAAAGGTTTATCGGGAGAGTAGACAATCTTGCTGGGGCCTAAGACGCTCACCTCATGGGCGTATCTGTTGTCCTTGTAAGTCTTTACAGTCAGGACGGGCTCATTCGCCCCACTTTTCCTGTTGGACTTTATAACGTGCTGGTTCACATGGATGATTGTCTTCATGAAAGACTTCTGAACTTTACATAGCTAGGACGTATAGACCGCGCGCTATTAGCTAGTCTCTTACACGCACCCATCTCTACTAGCTTCTTCATAGTACGGTGAACATTACCCCTACCCCTATCTCCAGTCATAAACATAACGTCGTCCACAGTCGGGCCGTAGCCGAACTTTTTCCACCATTCGTCTATAACTAAATATATAGTTCTCTGTTTCTCAGTCATATCATTCACTTGTAATACTTTTAGGGTGGAACAAGTTCCAATTTCAATGTTTCCAAACAATCACGGGCGTTCTCTCACCCATATAAGCACCTTCGATATTGAACTCAATGTACTCAATAGCCTCGAACTGCTCCATGCCGTCGCGCGCTATAAGTATGTCAACTATCTCATCGCCGCTATAGACAAGCACATCTACCCTAGTGTTGTCTCTCCATATACATGCAGTACCAATAGCAGCTTCATCAAAGCCATCTATCTTCAGTAAGTCGGAATCTAGCTCATCAAAATCAATCATGTGTTTCTCCCAAAATATACCCCCCACCCCTTTGTATCAGAAAACATAAGGGGGCCTAATCCATATCCTCGAACTTCTCTGTAGTCTGGCCAATCTCAGAGGCATCCCCCCGAAAGCTTTTTTCTGAAAATTTTTGTACTTTTGAAATTTCTTGTGATCGAATGTCTGAAACAGTATGTGAACCAGACACCCACGCGGGCGCGTCGATTTGGGGGTCTGCCCCCTCGGTGGGGGCGCTGGGATCGCTAATCGTAGGAGCTGGCGCTGGTGCAAGTTCCGCTAGCAATGACTGCGCGCTGTCGTCTTCTACTAGCTTAGAGTCCACGTCGATAGCCGTTCCTAGCGTTGCGAGTAGGCGCGCTCTGATATCCGTGCTCCGATTAACTGTCGTGATCTCTTTGCGTTCCACGAATGCTCCAACCTCATACAGTTGGCCTAACAAGCGTAAGCACTGGACACGCGCACTTGGTGGGAAGTCATCATCCAAGCTGTGTTGTACCAGCTGTTGGACAAGCAATGCCTTCAATTGAGTAGGAGTTCTATGTTTCTCTGCCTCTATTGCCAGCTTATACGCCTCGACTTCCGTTTGTATTCGGGTATCGCGAGACAGGCGACAAGCATTATCCCCTTGGGTCTTTACACTTCCCTTAGTGTTATAGCTCTCTCTGTAACTCTGTGCCTTAGTCTTACCTAGTGCTAGATTGCGGGCGAATTCCCTTTGCTTGCTGGTTAAGTTGGCTTTCTTGTTAGCTCCACTGCTTAGTAGAGTCTCTATTGGGATCTGCTCTAACCCTTCTTTAATCTGCGCGCGCGTTAGCTTTTGTGGCATTGGTGTTTCCGTAGGTATGTCTTGGGAATAGACGCCAGCATAACTAAACCCGCGCTCGAATGCAAAGCACCCTTACATTTTCCAGCTGTGCCAGTCTATATCTATGTAACTACTGGACACACTCATGATCTATCTAATCTTCACCCTTGGCTTTGTATCCTTCGCGCTTTGTGCTATCGGAGCTGTACTCTCTAACGACCACGACCGACGCCAAGCTGAGATCCGCGCGCGCGCTCAAGCTGAGTTGGATGCACTCAAGCTCGATAGGGACAAGCTCGCTCGCACTCTGTAACTGCAAACCCTAGCATTACAAAAAGCGCTGCAAACTGGAACAAGTTCCACCCTAAAAGTATTACAGGGTAAGTCCCTATAAAAATAATGCTTGACAAACCATATAGACACCATACATGATAGAGGTGTTAGTCATGTGTTGTGACTAACCAAACCCAACCTAAAGGAGTCTATAGATGTATACCGCTCAGTCAAACCGCAATGGCAATGTCATTGTCTGTAAAGATGAGACGCCACGCCAGAGCTACGAGATCATTCACACAGGCACTTACCAAGAGTGCCTCGAGATCAAAGTCCGCTACATGGCGCACATTGAATCCGCCAAGGCCTTGATTTCAATGCACTTTGGGAGCTACAACGCATGATCACACGCAAGCTCACCTTCCACGCTGATCCTGCCCATGGCTGGTTAGAAGTCCCCGCGACTGATATCCACGCCTTGCACATCATCCCCACGCACTATTCATACA